AGCTTATAAGCCGTCATTCTGGCATTTATCATACAATGGTAAATAGTTTTCTTTCTGGGCCGAGGAATACCGCAGATAAAGACAACCTTTTAGACGATAAAGTGCATGAAGTATACTCATGCGCTATAAAATTTGATCCTTCTAAAAACACAAAGTTTCCAACTTATTTAGCTAATCACACAAAATGGAAATGTTTAGGAGTTTTAAATAAAAGAAAAAAACACCAAGAAATTTCTTTTCAGGATGATGATTTTTATATTGAACCTCATTGTGAATCTTTTTTAGAAAGTCTAAGCAAACACGAGATTTTAAAAATACTTAAAAAATTCTTAGAAAAAGAAACTGACGATAGAGTAAAAAAAATAATTGACAAAAGATATAATGTCGATAATCATAAGCTCACACCTTGGAAAATTATAGCTGAGGATCTTGACATGAGTATTCAAGGCTGTATAAATATCCATAATAAATTTTTAACTAAAATTAATAAACAAACTAAATATGTATAATTCAATAACTGCTGCTGCTTATCTTGTTAAAGACCCAGAATCTAGAACAACTTCAACTGGTAAAAAAGTTGTAAATTTAAGAGTCGGTATTTCCTCATCTAATGTCAAAGATAAATGCTATGTTGATGTCCAGTATTGGGACAAACAAGCTGAGATAGCCGAAAAATACCTCTCTAAGGGAAGAGAGTTTATTGTTCAAGGAGAACTTTCAATGTCATCTTGGGAAAAAGATGGTAAAAATTTTAGTAGATATTTCATAAAAGGTAAAGATTTACAGTTTCTTTCATCTAAGAAAAAAGACTCTGATGATTCTACTGCTTCTACAAAAGAAGAAAAAGTAGGTGAAGAAGTTCCTTTTTAATGAAGGTATTATTAGAAGCGCCTCTAAATAATTTAAGTTTTGGTAATGTTTCTATAAACATTCTAAAACAATTATATAAAAAAAATATTGAAATAGGACTTTTCCCTATGGGAGATGTCACAGTAGATGCTTTTTGCTTAGGTGAAGACTTTAAAACATATATTGAAGATGCTGTAAATAACAGGTTCAAATTTTTATCTGAAGATATACCATCTCTAAAACTTTGGCATATTAACGGCGCTGATAATAGAAAAAATAAAAACCAGTTTTTATATACATTCTATGAATGTAACCAGCCCACTGAAATAGAGTCTGCAATAGTTGGTAATCAACAAAAGACAATCTTTAGTTCAACTTATGCAAGAGATCATTTTGAGGCTAAGGGCTTAGAAAACTGTGAGGCTGTCCCTTTAGGTCTTGATGACTGTTTTAAAGTTACTAACAAAACTTATATGCAGGATTGCGTTCATTTTGGTTTGATGGGTAAGTATGAAAATAGAAAACATACTCAAAAAATTATTAAGACTTGGTTAAAAAAATACGGCAACAATAATAAATATTTACTTACTTGTTGTATAAACAACGCATTTTTTCAACCAGAACAAATGAAAGGTTTGATTAATCAAACTTTGGAGGGAAAACACTATAACAATATTAATTTTCTTCCACATTTGGCCACTAATTCAGAAGTTAATGAATATCTAAATTCAATAGATATTGATCTTGGTGGACTCTCTGGTGGAGAGGGGTGGAATTTACCATCATTTAACGCAACTTGTCTTGGAAAATGGAGCATCGTTTTAAACTGCACCTCACATAAAGATTGGGCTAATAAAGATAACTCAATTTTGATTGAGCCGTCTGGAGAAATGGCAGTTGGTGATGGTGTATTTTTCAATGATAATCAAGCTTTCAATCAAGGAACTTTTTACACTTGGACTGAAGATGAAGTTATTTCTGCAATGGAGTTAGCTGAGTCTAAGGCGGGACAAGTTAACACAGAGGGTGTTAAAATGGGTGACAAGTTGACATATGAAAATACTGTAGATCGCATTTTATCCCTTGTTTTTAAGGATTAATTACTTGGCACAATTAATGTTGTTATATAAGCATTATGAACACATTATTTAACTTAATAAACGAACAAATACAATACCCAGTCGAATCGACAGATAATAAAGATGCTTATGAAATTGAATTTTCATTTGCTGGTTTTTCTAAGAGTCAAATAAAAATAACGGCTACTGATACTTTACTAACAGTAGAGGCTAAAAATAAAAAAGACTCAAAAAAAAGAACTGTCAGACTAGGTAGTCAAGTTTCTATAGATCACATAGTAGCTGAATATACTCATGGTTTATTGAAATTAACATTACCTAAAAAAGGTATAAATGAAGGTAGACAAATAAAAATTACTTAATGCCTATTTACGTTTACAAACATCCCGACAAAGAAGAATATATTGAAGTAATTCAAGGTATGAATGATGAACATTCTTACGAAGAAGATGGTTTAGCATGGGAGCGAGTTTTTCTCGCTCCTAATGCGTCCATAGATGCTGATGCTGATCCATTTAATAGTAGACAGTTTGTAGAGACAACTGCTGCGAAAAAAGGAACTATGGGAGATATGATGGATTATTCTAAAGAGCTTAGTGAAAAGCGAGCACAAAATAATGGTGGTGTTGATCCTGTAAAAGAAAAATATTATAAAGATTATTCAAAAGCTAGAAACGGAGCTAAACACATCAATCAAATAAAGGAAAAAGGTTACGAAAGCAAAAACGTAAAAATTGATTACGATTAGTAGCTAGTACCACTTAACCTTAGCCCTGCGCTTTCGTTCACAGGAAAAGTAAAGGCGGCATCAAAAGACATCATGCCATTGACTGGTAAAGAGGAGTTATAGGATTGCAGTCTAGCATTAGATATTGAGTATTTTATTTTCTTAGAATCTGTTGAACTAAGAACTAAATCAAAGCTATAAGTTTGTTCAGTTTCTAATACACCTGTTATGTTACCGTTTTCGTAACCTGATACTAGTGATGAAATAGAAAATGATCCATCAGCTGGCATTTCAGCTTTTCTGTCATAAGAAAAATCACTTCCAAAACCGTAATTAGAAACTCTTTGTAAAGCTACTGACATGTCAACAGATTGAACTAAATGACTGCCAGATATAACTTGGCCTCCTACTTGTAAATTTTCAAAAGATATTGAACTATCCTCGTCATTTGGTATAGGGATTTTTGGATCTTTAGTGCCATTATCAAAAGTAAAATTTAAAAGTCCTACGTTATTGTTGTTGCCCTGAAGTAAATTTATAGCTGGCGATTCCATACTAGTGCCAGTTAACTTTTCAAATTTTGCGTTTGATGCCACATAAGTAGTTGTAACAATTGGCAATGAATTTACTCCGTAAGTCAATCCGTAAGAGGTTAGAAAACAGTTCCCAAAAGCGGCAGCTTCAAAACCATTTAGATTTACTGCTGAACCTCCAACTGTAACTGAATCTAAAGCGTCTTTACCATCATCAGGGCTATTTATAATTAAGAAATTAGTATTTTTAGGTAATGAACCAGCAAGGGCTTGAACGTCAGTAGTATACGAATTACCTCCACTTATAAAATTGCTATTTATCTCATTCTGTAATTTAGGCTCTGGTATGTATGATAAAGTTAATTCTACATCAGGCTGTATAAAAGTATTATCAATACTAAAGTCTTGAGATCCTAATTGCTTTGATTTTTCATGAGGGAAGGCCATAGAAAAACTAGCACTTTGAACATTATTAATTAAATTTAAATCAATATTAGTCGTTTTAAATGATGCAGCATCATTGCTTGCTGCTACTATTGCTTTTTGACTCTGTATTATAGCTCTTGACATTTTAAACCTCTGTTGGGATTACGCCTAATGGATCTTCGACAAAGTTTACACTTAAGTTGTTTGTATTATCATAGACCCAAGTATGAGTCCAATTAGGGCAATAATAAACTTTTGGTCTATTATAAACTGATGGTATTTGATGTTCAAATCTCCTATAACCAGCTTTATTCTCTAAAAAGTGCAGCATAGATTTTAATTGGTGATTAGATATATTGCTGAAACTATAAGATATATCAAATTTAGATATATTTTTTGTATTTTTATCTCCACCTAATCTTTGAGTAAAAGAATTATTAAATTCAACAATATCTGATTTTATGCCTACTTCAAAGCTCTGTTTTTCATCAGGCTCAAAGAAAAACTTTTGAGTCCAATTAGTCGATGCACCAGTTGGACTATTTGATGAAGACGAAGCATGATCTTCAGTGCAATAGAAGAAATTATTTAAGTTGTTTGTATTAACACCTGAAAAAACAACATCATACTTTTTATATGATCTTGATGGAACCCAGTTTTGAAAATCTATGTTTGTATAATTATTGCCTGACCAATTTAATAGATTTGGGGCTGTGTCAATCGTTAC